AACGTGGATTTGTGATATGGGCTTGTGGGATTGGAGTGGTCCTCAAGACCTCGGATGGGCTACGCCTGAACGGAAGTTCGATACGACTGCGGAGCTTATGCTGACGCAGCCTTATTACAAACACGAAGTTGTGCAGGCGCTCGACACTGGCATTAAGTATCAAGGCGATCAGCCTGTAGTTGGCGGTTGGGTTTTAGCAACTCCAATGGTGATGTGATGCCAAGAGGTCGTGGAAAAGAAACCGTCAAGGATGTGATGCACAAGTATAAACACGGTACTCTGCACAGCGGATCGAAAAAAGGTCCGGTGGTTGATAAGAAACAACAAGCCATAGCTATCGCATTATCTGAAGCTGGGTTGGACAAAAAGCGGAGGAAATAGTCATGGTTGAACGAGTCATTTATGCGTTGATCTACATATGTGGGATCGCGCTTTGTTACTTTCTGATCATCTGGGTTCTGGGTGCGATTGGGTTGCATATTCCGCAGCAGGTTCAGGTCATTCTTATGGTGGTCCTTGTATTGGTGGCTGTGCTTGTGTTGTGGAGACTGTTTGCAGGTTCAGGATTTCCATTGTGGCCACGTAGCCGTCCGTAACTGTGTGAGTTACACAAGAGGAGAATGTGATGGACCCGAACGACTTCATTCGTATGAAGCTGGCCATGCTTCAACAAGAACCACGAGGCCAATACGCGGAGCGGGGGTTTCGTACGCCTCGTGCGAGTGCTGAGCCGATGGCTGATGCGTACGATGAGTATGGTAATCCTCTTAATGAGGCGGTTGTGGACTACCTTGAAGAAGAGATGGGCGGAGATATACAGCAAGCTAATCGTAACCTTAGATTGCCAATACGTCGGAGATAATAGTGGACACCGTGCAGAACGCAATGGGTAAGCGATCAAGCATCGGACCTGATGACTTGATCGCTAGGCTCCTTCAGTCACAGGCGATGCGCACGCCTAACGAAGAAGTTATGACACGCTTTCCTACGAATGAAGATTTAGGCTTGGGAGATACGGAAGGTTTTGTTCGGTCGATCAACGGACCGCAAGGCTTCCCGCGCTTTCAAGGGATGATCAACGATGCAGGCTGGGATGCGTTTTTAGAGAATGCCCCTGAATCGGAAAACATCGAAGATCGTCGTCCGGATATCGATGCGTTTATTCGTCACGCTCTAGCAGGCGCCCGCTAATGCCGAACTATAACCTAAAAGAAGACTCGGTACAGTTTGACTTTCAGCGTTCGCGCAAGAAAGTTCAAATCTTCGGTGGAGGATTTGCGAATGGCAAAACCACCGCGCTTGTCATTAAAGCACTCCAGCTATGCAAGTTTTATCCTGGGTGCACCGGCCTCCTCGGACGTGAAACGTATCCGAAGCTCAACGACACGCTCAGAAAAGAATTCCTTAAATGGTGTCCGAGACATTGGATACGTAAGATGCCTACACAAGACGATAACTCCTGCTACTTGGTCAATGGATCAGCAGTGCATTTCAGATATATCGCACAGCGAGGAAAATCACAAAACGAAGACGGATCAACGACGAGTAACTTGCTGTCAGCTACTTATGATTGGATTGGACTGGATCAGATCGACGATCCTGGGATCACGCATAAGGACTTTCTGGATCTTCTTGGTCGTCTTCGTGGTGATACAGCTTATCGTGTGGAAGATGAGCCAGAGGATACTACAATGCCCTCGGATGGTCCCCGGTGGCTCATGATGACACTGAACCCTTCACAGAATTGGGCATATCATGAGCTTATTAAACCATACTTGGACTGGCGTGACCGGAAGATATTCAGTCCGAAGCTCCTCATTGATGAGGATAGCGCGACCCCAGTTATTGAGCTTTTCGAGTCGGACACGTATGCGAACAAGCACAACCTCAAGCCAGACTTTATTAAGACGCTTGAGAATGCATACAAGGGGCAGATGCGCGATCGTTATTTGCTCGGGAAGTGGGCCGCGTTCGAGGGTCTGGTCCACCCAGGGTTCGATACATCTTTGAACTTGATGAAACGCGAACAGATGATGGATCATCTTGCAGACTGTAGGAGAAGACATGTCAGGGTTAAAGCAATCGAGGGTTATGACTTCGGCATCGCAACGCCGACTTGCTACATTCTTGGGTTCGTTGACGACTTTGGTCGTCTATGCGTTCTTGATGGCTTCTATCATCCAAATTTTGACGTATCTCTACACGCAGCAACAATCCGAGAGATACGGGGACGTTATCATGGATTCTTACAATTCCCAGAGCCGGTAATCGCCGACCCTGCAATCTTTAGGAGGATTGTGGTTGCTGGTCAGCAAGTTCGGAGTACGACCATCTCTCGCATCCTGAAAGATGGGGGGCTCAACGTGCGTCCTGGGAGTAATGACATCCTATCAGGTATTGCGAAAGTGAATAGTTACATCGCAGGGACACCGAAGACCCCCCATTTAACTTTGGGGACTACGCCAGGGACATTGCTTTATGTTGCGGAAGAGTTGCCATGGTTTCAGGACGAGATCATGTCTTATTACTGGAAGCGCGATCCACAAGGTAAGGCCCTCGACGAGCCGTCGGATAAAGATGATCATGCAATGAACGTGATCAAATACATGCTAAGCAAGTTGCCTGAGCCGTCAGAGATCAAGGTGCCTAGCGAGGCTCTTCCTCCACGCTGGTCCTACTGGCATGAGATGTCGATGGAAGATTTCAATCAAGCTCAAGGGAGGCATGTGTGACTCACACAGCTTTAGCGGCGACTGCTACTCCCGAATGGCTGACTGTGATGCGGTCGATGAATGGCTTAGTTGAGTCACCTGGAGACGCAGACAATCCGAAAATCTTGGCGATGCGTGACACAATCGCGCTCGCTTATCCTGAGATGGCAACTTACTGCAACGAATATCAACACGATGATACTCCGTGGTGTGGTCTGGCTGCTGCGTATGCGATGACAATGGCTGGCATTCGTCCAGTATTCGGACCCACTGACACTGATCGCTTCTATTGGGCGCAGGCATGGGATGATCCCTCTTTTGGTACGAAGCTTGATTCTCCTGTGCTCGGTTGTGTCGTTGTGCTTAGTCGCGATGGCGGCGGTCATGTTACTTTCTACGAATCTACAAGTGGCAGCAATTATATGTGTCGTGGTGGCAATCAATCTGATTCTGTTAATCTTAGTGCTCAACCAATATCTAAAGTTATAAGTTTGATTTGGCCAAACGAAGCAGGACCGGTTCCACCAGCAGATCGACGAACCCTAAAGAACGGGATGACGGGTTCTGATGTAGAGTCGTTGCAAGAGAGCTTAGGTTTACCAGCAGATGGAGAATTTGGTGCAATCACAGAAACCCAAGTTAAAGCATTCCAAGCAGCCGCTGGTCTCTCGGCGGATGGCGTGGTTGGTCCTCAGACGTGGACCGCCGTGGATGGCCTCGACATACGTATGGAGGCGGGAAGCGACGGTATCGATGAGGCGGAGACAGCAGCTATTATCACAATGGCGAAGAAGTCCGATATAGCTGACTATGAATGGCCAGGACGCGGTTATCCTCCTCCTGGATATATCCCAGGGATGGCTTGCACGTATGCGTTAGCTCTGAAACGTCTACAGGCAGAGGTGCCGGATGCTATCTCTATGGCTCAAGCAGTCACCAATTCATCAACTGATGCTCTCAATGTTTACAAGGCAGAGTTTGCCAACCTTGACATGGATAACAGTGTCGATGGTGTTGATACTCTGCGGCATCTTTTTGTAATGATGATCGGCTTGGGTATGCGTGAGTCTTCTGGTAAGTATTGCGAAGGCCGAGACATGTCAGCATCGAATACGTCGTCAGATACCTGTGAGGCTGGTTTGTTTCAGACCTCGTGGAATATCCGTTCGACTGATCCGGCCATTCCAATGCTGATGGACGAATACGTGGATGACCCAAATGGGTTCCTTGATATATTCTCAGAAGACGTAAGCCCAACCTCGAATAACCTAAACACGTACGGCACAGGACAAGGCGCTACGTATCAGTTCCTTGCGAAGTTCTCACCGGCGTTCGCCGCTTTGGTAGCAGGTACAGGTATGCGAACAAGATCAAATCACTGGGGACCAATCAATCGCAAAGAGGTCACCTTGAATCCTGATGCAGATAAGATGCTAAAGGAAGTCGAGACAATCCTGGAAGAGGGTCCGGAGCCGGAGCCGGAGCCAGAACCAGGTGATGTACCGGAAGTCGCCCTTACCACCAAGGGGGAAGTCATCGTTAAGGTCAATGGGAAGGTTGTGTCGTGACAGATCATTCTTGGCGGAACCTAGCGGAAGACGCTATCAACGACATCTTTAAGCAATACGTAGGTGAGCAATTAATCGCTTTGATCCGTCAACAGATCGGCTTGGGTTTGTTTGCGCAGAACGTGACTGCGGCGAGGGATCATCGTGAAGCGGCTCTTGAGGCAATTAGTACTTTGTAGGGTGCTATGTTCATCTCTAAGGCAGTAATCATTGGGCTTTCTGTCTGCATCGTTGCGCTCGTGTTTGCGCTGCTGGAGCGTGATCTCGATGCAAAGGTTGCGGTGGACTGTATGGACCCAACTGAGCGAGAGAACGTGCGTGGCCTTACACTTCAGGCGATCAACGATGGATTTAGTAACCAGATAAAGCTACTGTTTGAAGTATGGATGAAAGACCCAAACGACCAACCGCGTCGAGCTATGGTTGGAACGAACAATGCAGTAAATGCGCATATTAGGGCGCGTAAGCAGGCACTAGCTTGGGATCCTCCGTCTTGTTAATCCTCTAACTCTTGTGTGAGTCACACAAATGGCCGATAATCTCGACGTGATCGATCAAGGCAACGACACGACGGATGTGTTCGATCCGGATAAGCCTATGGTCGAGGATGTACCTCCAAAGCCGCAGCCGCTTTATCAAATTTACGAGGGATCCAAGGTAGTTGTCAGCAAACAGGTTGGCAAGTACTGGAAGAATGTGTTCGATGCGGCGATGACGTCTTATTCACAGACGCGACTCGTGTGGGAAGAAGTTTATCGCTATTACAATCATAACCAGTCGAAGGCGAACTATACGCCTCGGGGGACTTTCCATCGTGGTGACTCGTCCGAGAATATTATCTTCTCGAACTTGAACATCATGCTACCTGCAATTTACAGCCGTAATCCTGACATTACTTGTTCGACGAACGACAAAGCCGACGAGCCTTTTACGACCTGTTTACAGGCTGTACTCAACGCTGTATTTCAGCGTAAGAACTTGATGAATGTTAAGAACAAGGTGAAGCGTGGTGCCGGTTTTGCGTTGTTGACTAACTTCGGCGCGCTCAAGATCGATTGGACGAAGAAGGACGACTCGGTTGAGATGGCGCTCGAAGAGGTTCAGCGTGTCAGTCAGGAACTAGTCACTGCGAAGAATCAGGCTCGCGTCGAAGAACTCTACGGACAACTTGCCTCGCTCGAATCGTCCATGGACGTGCTTAAGCCAGGTGGGCCGAGCATGAGTGCGATCATGCCGCACAATCTG